ACAGTTTTGAAGAATACTGCAAGACCTTGCCCCCGCTTTGGAATACGCATATCAGCCGCACTTATGCCGAACAGTTTTTTAAAGCCGGTAAATCAGCACAGCGCGAATGGGTAGGGCTGACGGATGAGGATTTGGCTGACTACTTAGGTGACGAATACCACAACATGACCACATCTGAATTGCGATTTTTTAGGCTTGGTGAGGCCGCTGCAAAGGAGAAGAACGCATGATTACGATTCTTGGAGCGTGGATGAGTTTTTGGTTTTTTAACTATGAGCACCGCTACCGTGCCAAATTTAAGGAGAAGAACACATGAAGCTATATAACGTACCTAGAAATAGCACGATCGTGCTTAAAGATGGGCTGGAGCTAAATTTTCACCACGTTGACGGTATGTACAGTGTGTGTACAGATGATGAGGGGAATGTGTACCACATTGCCGCCACTGAAGAGGTGGAAGTTAAAGAAGAGCAAACATAAATGACTTTGGAAAACCAGCACCATCAGCCTAAAGCCCCTGTAATTAGGGCGCTATTAAAAGCTTTCCCGGATGGCTTGAGTGTGAATGAAATCAAGTCCAAGACTAACATTGAGCAAGACAACATTAGAAAATGTCTTGGCAAGATGCCTGATGCTTATATTGACAGATGGAGAACGGGGAAATTTCGTGCTCCACCCGTAGCTATCTGGTGCGTTGTAGAAGTCCCTGAAAACTGCCCTAGACCAAGGAAACAAAAGGAATGAATATGAAAATCAATGCCACATTTCAAGACGAAGAAGAGGCCATCAAAGCTATCCACTCAGGGTATGCTTGGCAAACTCTGCATGAGATAAACGAAATACTGCGCCAACATAGAAAACACGACTTACCTTTTGAGCAAGTCGTGTCCAAAATCCAAGCGTCTGTTCAAGACGCATTGGCTATGATCTACCCGGATTAAGCAGCCTCGTCTTCTTCCCAGTAGATTTCTTCGTCTTCGTCGTCTTCTTCAACCAACAGCCATTCGTTGGTGTCTTCGTTCAACCAATACCAAACATCATGCTCTGCGTCATACCAGCAGTAGCACTCGGCCTCTTCATCGTACTCATACTCTTCGTCTTCGGAAAAGCAATCAACAAATGCATCAAAACCATCATCCAAAAAGTCTTCATCAAACTCTTCGACTTCGCCCACAAACAAAACAAATTTAAACATACAAAACTCCTAAAGGTTGATAACTTGTCCACGAAACTCCACCTGATTTTCATCCCACTTGTGGACTATTTCAGGCCACAAAAGCTTACCACCCTTGAATGTCAGCACAGCAAACCCGCTTCTATGGTTTAATGGATCCCCTTCTCCATAATCAAACTGAGCGCCATAAGGCTCTGCTAGGGTTCCTGTATCTACACCATAACGATTACCATTGTAATCGGCGTAAGGGGTCACTTTAAGCGCATGTAGATGGCCTGTGACAATGTTAATGCCAGCACCTACTGTATTGTTGTGGGCAGCATGGACACCAGACTTGTATCGGTGTTTGATCACGCAATCAGGCGTAGGCCAAACAGACCAAGCAAACTCCCATGCAGGCAAATGATCCTCTAATTTAAATCCATGCACTTCGCGGTATTGAGGAGCCTGGGATGCCAGCTTGTTGGCGAACCTAGTGTCATGGTTACCCCATATAAACAGCAGCTTGCAGTTGTGTCTAGCTGCTTTGGCTGTTTCTTCAATCTCGCCCAAGTGAGCTTGAACCGCTTTTAGTTCTTCTATTACTGTAGGGGTTTTGGACCATCCTAGCGGATCGTGCCTGCTAATTGCTGCTCCATCAAATGCATCACCATTGGAAATGACTACATGTGGTTTCAGTTCTTTGATGGCCCACAACAGTCCTTTGTACGCAGTGGTGTACTCACCAGGCCAAAAATGTGAGTCACTAAAAACAATAATGGTTTGATCAAGTACGCCGAGTTCTACTCGATTGAGCGCTGTCTTTATGGGCTGCATGTGAGAGTACATGCTGACATTGGGGTGAACAGACACAAGAGGTTGATTCTCGTCTTGTTCAATTCTGCGCCGTCTACGATGAACAGCACGTTTGTTCATTTGTAGATAGTCGGCTACTTTTTCTACAGAACCAAGACGATCCCATATTTCAACAAATTCACTGCGTGTAACTTTAGATCGCATAATGCCTCCGCAAAGTTGCGCGGAATCTAACACACATCTATGGCATCAATATGCAATTAGCTATACGTTGCGCTCAATCGGTGACTCGTCTCCACTCAGGTTTTCCATCGCCTCGACTGAAATGTGGCGTGTCCAGAATCTTAATGCCGTTACCGCCCCAAGAGTTAAGTGGATGCAAAGATTCCCAATAAGAGCCAAGTGGAGCAAGTATTTGCTTGTTGTAAATCAACTTGCCGTTTTGGAAGAAGTTAAGGTCTACCGCGCACCGTCTAAGGTGGATGGAGTTCATTGTATTACTGCGGCCCGTCTTGACGTAGATGGCCTGCTGTTCAGGTGTGCGGGCAAGCTCGCCACCAGTGACCATAAATCCGCTGTTTGTAGCAAACTGAATCAGCTTGCACATATCCAGCAGGAAAGCTGCCTGCTCTTGACTAAGACTCATACACGCCCCTTTTTTGAACAATTAAATCAATGCAAGTTGCGTCTACTACTGCGCCCATATTGACAAATTCTTCTTTCTTTGCCATCACAACTGCTATGCATTGTTGCCTATCGGTGTAATGGGCATTTTGCTGAAAGAACTCGCAATGCCCATTCATGCAGATGTACAAGACGGGAATGAAGATGCTCACTTGTTGCTCCTCATTTCGGCAAGTTTCTCGACAGTGCGTCCACCAAAGTAAGCGCCCATAATTAGCATTCCCCAATTGCCCAACAGAGTCACATAGGACTCATTGGCATTGAGGCCGTAGGCGCTCATCATGGCAAACAGGAAGTAACCGCAGAAAATGGCAATCAGGCTCATCGGGCGGATGTTCTTAGACAGCCAAGAGTCAGAAGACATGTCTGCTTTCCAGCGGTCTGTGATGTTGTCGGCATCATTCTGAGCCGCCTTTGCCAGCAGTTCCAACTCAGCCATCTCCAGCTTGGCTTTTTCAATACCAAGTTCAATTAGGCGCTCTTCATGGTGGAACTGCAACTCGCGCAGCTTCTCAACGTCTTCTGGTGTAGGGTTGTCAGGAATCTTCACGCCTAGCGTGTTCTCAACCACTTCCTTACCCTTTGCTTGAATGGCGCTGGACAACAGACCTAGCCCGTTTTGAGCCAGTGTGCTAAGTAGCATTCCGATTATTGGAATCATCAAAAACCCCTATTAGTAATAACGTGAAACGTGATGCTCACCAGTGGGACAACGATAGCGGATGCACCTGTAAGCCACAAAGTGTTCATAATAATCGCAACCTTCGCTTCCTTGTCCTTTTGCTTTCTCTCTGACTCTTCTCTTTCCATCGTGTTGCGCTCTTTAATCATTCTAGTGCGCTCTGCCATCATCTCTTCCCAAACTTGGGCATTGCCTGAATAAAAAAGAATGTCCTTCAATTCCTTCTCATGCTCCCGCAATGCTTTAGAAGCCATTGCAATTTGGAGCGCTTGAGAACTTATCTGTGCATCTGACTTTCCTATCGAAGCAATCCTGGCTTTGCTGCTTGCTAAATGGACTGTATCTGCCGCTTGGTAGAAACTGCTGAATTCTTTATATAGGCCGTGGATATCTTTACCAAGGGCAATGGCTTTTTTATGCCAGCAACAGCACCCTGTGCCATAGCAAAAGCGGTGAAGGGGTCAATCATTTTTTGTTCACAATTACCCATCGGCAAATGCGCCCATCTTTATCCAGAAATTCGTTTGCACCCATTTTTTTGTCCTCTTCTGTTTTAGGGATACGACAAACCAATAGCGTCTTCGTTTCCGTACCAGGCCAAGGACTATCAGCAGATGCAAGCAACGTGATCATTTGTCGGCCTTGTTTTCTAATCTATTAAACAAACGCTCTAGGGTGGCATCTATTTTGTCAAAACGGTTTTCAATGTCTTTTTTACTGACATAGTTTTTTGGCAAATCAATTTCAATGGCTTTGATGTCAGCTTTTAAAGCTTTGACAGAGTCCCAAATTTCTTTGCACCACCAGCCAATGGCAACAAGAATAGCGCCACCGACAAAATTAAACATTGCTTGATATTCCATGATTACCTCGCAGGGGGAGCAACACCAATTAATAATCGTGGATCATACCCTTGAGCCACGCCTCTACCAGCACGTTCTGCATAGTTT